ATTAGAAGCTAAGACAAGATTGACTCATGCAGAACGCGATCTTCTTTATGAAGATAGAATCAATCCTATCGCTTCTTTTCCTGGACAAGGTGTAGTTGTTTTTGGTCAGAAGACACTTCAAGCAAAACCTTCTGCTTTGGACAGAATTAACGTACGTAGGTTGTTGATTAGACTTAAGAAATTTATTGCTAGCTCATCTCGTTACTTAGTATTCGAGAACAATACAGTAGCTACAAGAAATCGTTTCTTAAACATAGTTAACCCATACCTAGAATCAGTACAATCTAATCAAGGTTTGACTGCGTTTAGAGTTGTAATGGATGATTCCAATAACACTCCAGACGTAATCGATAGAAACCAATTGGTTGGTCAGATATTCATACAGCCTGCAAGAGCGGTTGAGTTTATCGTACTCGATTTTGTTGTACAACCTACTGGAGCAAGCTTTCCAAGCTAATCCAAACGTACAAAATAATAAAAGCCCAGACTAAACACCTGGGCTTTTTTATTTAATACACATTTTTCTCTCTTCGTTGATATTTATATTCGATAAGAATAATTTGCTTTTAAAGCTTTTAGGAGAAATAGAATGCCACAGCTGATTGATCCGAACGATATAATGTTCACACAATTTGAGCCAAAAACTCAAAATAGATTCATCATGTATATCGAAGGAATACCTGCATACACAATTAAAGCTGCTTCTCGTCCAACAATCGAGTTCGAGGAAGTTACCTTAGATCATATTAACGTTAAAAGATACGTAAAAGGTAAAGGAGAGTGGAGTACAATAGACATAACACTATATGATCCTGTTGTTCCTTCCGCTGCTCAAGCAGTTATGGAATGGGTAAGATTATCTCATGAATCCGTTACCGGAAGAGATGGTTACTCAGACTTTTACAAGAAAAACGTAACATTTAATCTTCTTGGTCCAGTTGGCGACGTAATAGAAGAATGGCAGTTAGTTGGTGCTTTTATAACATCTGCCGCATTTGGTGATTTGGATTGGGCAACATCAGATCCAGTTGAAGTCACTGTAACTTTAAGATACGATTACGCAGTATTACAATTCTAATTTATCATTAACCATTAAGTTGTGGCATTCTTAATAGGTTAAGGTTTTTTAGTGTTTTAAGTTTTGTACGGAGTATATATAATTAAATAACAATACGGAGTTATAATGTCAGATCAAGCTAAATTTCCACACGAAGTGGTGGATCTCCCTAGCAAAGGTCTATTATATCCAAAGGATCACCCTTTGAGTGATGGTAAGATAGCCATTAAGTATATGACAGCTAGGGAAGAAGACATATTGACGTCTACCAATCTCATTCAAAAAGGTGTAGTAATAGACGAACTACTGAAATCGGTAATACCAAAAGAAGTTAAGTACGATGACTTATTTCTAGGAGATAAAAACGCCATAATGGTAGCTACTAGAATTTTAGGATACGGAAAAGACTATAAAGCTGACGTAACTTGTCCTGTGTGTGGTAATGTAGAAAAGGAAACTGCATTCGATTTAACATCATTAGAAGACAAGAAGATAGACAATAAGTTTTATAATAGAAAAAACGAGTATACGTTTAAACTTCCAGTTGCTAAAAGAGAGTTAACTTACAGGTATTTAACACAAAAAGATGAAGCCGCTATTAATCTAGAAATAGAAAGAATTAATAAAGTATCTAAAGGTAAGTCGAGTGAAATAACTACTAGATTGCGATATCAAATTGTTGCTATTGATGGAGATGATAACAGAGAAAACATTACTAAATTTATTAATAACGAATTTTTTGCACAAGATTCCAGAGCGTTTAGAACACACTATATGGATTCTATGCCAGATTTAAGTTTTGATATAGATTATGTTTGTCCCAATTGCACTTCACAGACCGAAATGACTTTACCTATACAGACAAATTTCTTCTGGCCTTCCCGGTAGCCCCAGAATATCGGCCCCGGGTCCACCAAGAAATATTCGATCTATCTTACTTTTCAGAAGGTGCTTTTACCTTCTCATCTGTCTACGACATGCCCATAACTCTGCGAAAATTCTACCTTAATAAATTATCGGATCAAAAGAAAAAAGAAAAGGAAGAAATAGAAAAGGCAAAACGTAAGAGATAAACCACATTAATCAATAATTATAATATATAGAACCAAACTTGGAGTTCGTCATGTCAGATAAAAAACAACTACACGAAGACTTTATAAAGAAATTTTCACACTTATTGGGTGGCTTAGCTGCAGGAGTAGGTGTTGCAAAGGTATCAAATATGCTTAAGGGTAAAAAGAAAGCAAAACAAGCATTAGATGATTACGTTAAAGATTCAGAAAGACTAAAAAGTAAATTTGAAAAAAGGTTACGAGCAATGCCAGAAAAAGATCGCGAAGATCTGATGGATATTATGAAGGCAATGGGGTAATAAACAATGGCCAAAACCAGAGGTGCATTACAAAAAGAGTTTAATGCCGAGTTAGAGAAAGAAAAAGAGCTTAAAGAAAAAATTGCTCGCTATGATCGTGAGGGAATAGAAGTCAGTAAAGAAATGAGGCAAGAACTGTCTGATTTGCAAAAGTACGTACGAGATACAAGAAAGACTCTTACTGACATGTACATGAAAGGTTCAGATGCAGCTAAAGATGCAAAGGATGCAGCTTTAGAATACGCTGCTTCTGTGGGTGATAAGCTTGCCAAAGCTGCTAAAAAGGGTGGAGACGCCCAAGATAAAGTTTACGGAAACACAAAGGGTATTTGGGCAGAATTAATCAAAAAGCGTCTACAGTACGAAGAGATGGGCGGTAAAGAAGGTGATAAAGGAACAGCCCAAATTGACAAGTTACTTGAAGTTGGAGAAGAATTTTTATCAACATCACAAATGACTTCTGATCAAGTTGAGAATATGAAAAAGACCCTAGGTGGTATTGATATGGAAGGTTTGGGCGTTTCGGCAGAAGATTTATTTGGTAATATAGAAAAAGGTGTCGATGCAATGGGCCTAATGGACGCTGTTTCAGATTCACTAAACTTAAAGGCATTAAACTTTAGTGCCATTATGACGGCAGTTACAGCAGCTATATCGTCTGCTCTAGATTCTGCACAAAAACTCACAGATGAACTAGGAGTATCTGCATCTAGAGCAAGACAAATGGAGTTTTCATTTAAGAATATTGGAGTGAGCCTTTTAGGTTTTAGAGATGATTTTCAATTGGCCGAAGTAGCTGCTGCTAAAACTTTTGGTAGTTTAAAAGCCGCTGAAAATACTAAGCTAACTGAGAGAATGGCATTAGTTTCAAAGACGATGGGAATTACTGCAGACCAAGCAGCTGAATTAACATTTACTATGACAAATTTAACCGGTTTGTCACAAGAACAAGCTGCGGCGACAGTTGAAGCTGCTGGAAAAATGGCAGAATTAAACGATGTGGCACCAAGTGTTGTATTAGCTGATATGGCTGAAAATGCTGGAGTATTGGCAAAATTTTCAGATGGAACTGCAGAAGGAATGGCTCGAGCTGCAATACAGGCGGAAAAATTAGGAATTAATTTATCAAAAGCTGGACAAATTGCAGATGGATTGTTAGAGTTAGAATCTTCAATGACTGCAGAAATGGAAGCATCTGTTTTACTAGGAAGAGATATAAATTTAGATAGAGCGAGACAGTTGGCGCTAAACAATGATATTGAAGGTGCTATGAATGCAGTATTAGATCAACTTGGAAGTGAAGAAGAGTTTAATAAGTTAAATGCGATACAGAGACAAGCTTTAGCAGATTCAATTGGTGTTGGTGTAGAGGATTTAGCAGCTATGGTGGCAGGTGATGGAGCAGTAGAAGAAGCAATGCCAAAGGCTGTAAGTAAAACAGAATTTCAAATATTAAAAGAAATGATGTTGCAAAGTGGATTCTTATCTAAGTTAATTGCTACAATTGGTGGTGGTATTGCAGGTTTTGCAGGATTTAAATTCCTTAAGAAGGGATTACCCGATGGACTAACTAAAGCTATGGGAAAACTTATTCCAAAGGGCGCATTTAAAAATGTAATCAAAACACTTGGAAGAGTAGCTTTACCATTGACGATAGCGATGGAAGCAATTACAAACTTAAGTAAAATATTTGGTAAAGGTTCTTCTGGAGAAGATAAGGCTGCAGGAGTTGGTGGATTGGCTGGAGCTGGAATTGGTGCAGCAATCGGAACACTTATTGCTCCCGGAATTGGAACTGCTATAGGTATTTCTGTCGGTGGATTTTTAGGTAGAAAAATGGGACCAATACTGGAAAAAACTAAAATTGGAGATGCGTTTAAAAAGTTTTTCTCTGGAATTGGAGATTCGATGGCTCCAGTTATCAATAGCGTTAAGAGAATAATTGGTATTGTTACAGAAGTATTCGAAGGTCCTGGAAGTATGGGTTCAAAGATTGGAAAAGCCTTAGGAAAACTTCTAATTGAAATACCAGCATTATTTGTTAAACTGGGTGCAGCTATGTTATCTAATATTGCAAAATCTATAAAATTTGTGTTAGTTGAATTGCCAGTTTCCATAGGTTTGGCTTTATACGATGCTAGACATGGTATTGCTGAAGGCGTAAAGGAATTTGGAATAGCGGTATTAGATGGTATAAAGGGATTTTTCTCTGGATTGATAGAAGCTGCAAAGCAAATGATAGCTGATTTTACAAATTTTAGTGTAACTGGTGGGATAAAAAGTTTCTTCGGTTTTGGAGATGAACAAGATGACTTTGTTCAAAGACCTGGTCAGAAGGCCACACCCTTTAGTCCACAGGATACAATAATTGGCGTCAAAGATCCATCGAAGTTGGGTGGAGGAGCAGTAAACATGGCACCTGTAACAAGTGAATTATCAAAGCACACCACATTACTAACTGAAATAAGTGCAA